GTCAGCATTCCAGACGGAATTGAAAAAGTCTACAATGTTCAAAACGCATGTGATCATGCAGGAAATACTTTAACTTTCAAAACAGCATCAGGTACAGGTGTTCTTTTATGTGAAGGAAATAACTATGTGTTATATTCTGATGGAACAAACATTGTAAAATTATCTGAGCAAAGAAACTGGAGAGTAGTTTCAGCAGCTGAAACAGTACAAGCTGGAGCTCAACTTTTAGTAAATACAAATGGTGGAGGAGTAACAATTACGCTTCCAGCGTCGCCTGCTACAGGGGATGAAGTTTCATTTGTAGATCAAGGATATGATTTTAATAGTAACTCATTGACTGTTGGACGAAATGGTTCTAATATAGCTAATGCAGCATCCGATTTAACGGTCAGCACACAAGGCGCAGCTTTTTGTTTAGTTTTCTCAGGAGACGCAACAACAGGTTGGACTTATAAGGAGAAATAATAGATGTCAAATTACGAAGCTACAAAATACGATTTCGACGGAGCAAACCTTACAGGTATCGAAGGTATACCTACGGCTACTATTGTACCGTGGTCTTCCTCTTCAGTGCCAACAGGTTTCTTAGAGTGTAACGGAGCAAACGTTTCAAGATCAACTTACTCTGCATTATTTGCAATCATAGGTACAACTTATGGAGCTGGAGATGGTGCATCTACTTTTGGATTACCTGATCTACAAGATAACGTAGCGGTAGGAAAATCTGGAACAAAAGCTTTAGCATCAACTGGTGGAGCAAACACAGTTGCTTCAGCAGGAAACGTTGGAGGAACAACAGCTAACGCAACATTAACAACAGCACAACTTGCATCTCACTCTCACCCAAGACCACAAGCGCTTTCAGGTAACTCACCACAAGCACCTACGGCTCAAGCAGGTGCGGGTCGAAACCACGGTGGTCAAAGTTCTGTATCGAGTGCTGGTTCAGGAACTGGTCACGCTCACAACATGAGTGCAACGTTTAGTGGGGACGCAACTTCAGTTGTTCAACCTTACTTAGCGGTAATTTATATTATTAAAACTTAGGAGAAAAAATGGCAACAAATGCAAAATGGACAGTAGTAATGGATGACAAAATGATCATAAAAAATTATGATGAAGGTAATGATCCAGCATCTGGCTACAATGGTATGTCATACGTTATCGATGATAATGATTTTTGGGGACAAGCTAAATTTTCAAACATTTGGGCTATTCAATATGGAACATCAGTTGCAACTGACACTGTAGAGTACAGAGACGAAACTCCACACTCTACTTGGGAAGATGCTAATTTAGGTGACATTCAAGATTTCATTACTAGATGGGACGCAGCTCATTTAGCTCAATTACAATCTGATTGGGATAATGATAATCTAGTTGATGATGAGGGTGCTTCTTTAGAGAGCGAAGCTGATAAAATTGCTAGATTAGGTGCAAGACCTACATCTTATACTTCATCTTAATAACATCCAAGAAGTTAAAATATATTTTTTACCTGATAACGGTGGATTGCCTCTGTGCACGTATGGAAAAGCTGCGGGCCAAATAACTATTCTCCCTGTTTTAGGTTTAATTCTTTTTGAAAAATGTAAAAATTCTGTTTCTCCACCTTCTTCAACATCATTTAAATAAACTGTAAAAACAAAAGCTCTAGGTTCATTCATAAATCCTTTACCATGTTCCAAATGCCAAATGTGATAACCTTCTGTGGGTAAAGTTTTTTGAATTTTTAAAGTTGTAAAATGAAATGGTTGCTCATCATAAGCAGCAAATGCACCTGTATTTTTAATATAATGTTGCCAAGCTATTTCAAAATTTAACATCATGGGTTTTAAATCTTCCCACCATATATCTATATTACCAGCACCTGCAAAAAATTGTTGATCTTGTTTTTTTAATATAGAAGAATTTTCTAAAGGCATTCTATTAATTGTATTATTAAACTTGTCTTGTTGTTCATAAATATTTATGGCTTTATTACATTCTTGTTGAGTAATAAAATTATCATATGTTCCAATAAAATTATTTATATTAACTGTTTTTTCATTCATTTGTTTTTCCTATCTGATCATAAGCATGATCCTTATAAGGGCCATATTGATCTACATAATGTAAAAATACTTGAGCCATACCTTCACCTTTATATATACCCGGTCTTCCATGAGTTTGATCACATCCAGGATATATAACGGCATCTCCTTCTTCTAGTTCTATCTCTTCTGTTCCAACTATTAAAGGCCAATTATCATATTTTTTAATACACGCTGTCACAGATATTTCACAAGCAGGTCTATCTAAATGATTTTTTAAAGTTGCACCAAATATATAATATCTCCAATAAGCATATGTAGGAAATAAATCTAAACCAGATTCTTCTTCAACCATTGGTAATTTAAGATCTAACAAAGCTGTCATTAAAGAATCTTTATACCAAGCAGGTGAGAAAGATTGAGTGTCAATTACATAGTCATTGTTTGCATCTAATTTATTATAACAATATTTTTGCAATAACATTAACTCATGCACATTAAAAAAGTCTTTTATTAATCTATGTTTTACTGCAGCCATGCAACTATACTATACCTTGTTCCTTTTGTAATAGGTTCGATACTATGTGGATACATAAAATTACTAGGGAAAAAGACTATAGTTCCTTTTTCTAATTGTAATCTTTTTATTTCTTGTTCTTTTTGATCAGTAAATACTAAATCTCCACCTTCATATTCATCATTTAAATTTATAATAACACTTAAAGTTCTAGGGGTATACGTATGATGATCGGTATGAATTACGTATTTACCTCCAACATCATATTTTAATAAATCTATTTGATTAATTTTATGACTTGAAAGTTTAGGAAATTTAGATTTATAAAGACTATACCATCTTTCTATTTCTGCTTTTATATAGTTCCAATAAAACATATTTGTAGGTGTGTTAAAATTTAAACAATATCCTTTCACATCTCTTTCGCTTGTAGCTAAGCCAGTTTTAATTTCTAATTTATCTTTAGCTTTTTCATTTGTTAGATCTATTATTTTTTTACAAAAATCAAGATTTGCTATATTTTTCAACACAACAACCCCTTCTAAATGATCCATAATTATGCTACTTTCATTCTCTTTAAAATTATTATATAAGCCATTATATGCTACAAAAATTAAAATTCAAGCCCGGTTTTAACAAACAAGACACAGAATCAGGAGCAGAGGGTCAATGGACAGACGGTGATTTTGTCAGATTTAGATATGGACTCCCTGAAAAGATAGGTGGTTGGCTACAATTAACTCAAGCTAAAAAAACTCTACCAGGAGTTGCTAGAGCTCAACACGCATTCGCAAGTTTTGCTGGAGAAAAATACGCTGCTATTGGTACGTCTCAAGGTTTGTTTTTATATTACGGTGGTGATTTTTATGATATCTCACCTTTAGATACTGCTATAACTGGAGGCACTTTAACGACAACTAATGGATCAAGGACCATAACTATTAACAAAGGGTCTCATGGATTAAAGAAAGGACGATACGTAACTTTATCAGGTGTGACCGTTACTGGAGCATCAGGTTATACAGCTGCAGATTTAGAAAAACCTTACGAAATATTAACTGTACCAGATGTAGATAAATTTACTGTTCAAGCAGCTACCACTGAATCAGGGTCAGGTATGTCGGCTGCAGGGGCTGTAACTATTAATCCTTATGTTGTAGTTGGACCAAAAACACAAACATCAGGTTTTGGTTGGAGTACATCAACATGGGGTGATAGCACTTGGAACACTGCTAGAGGCACAACCACTGTAACTCTAGATCCAGGAAACTGGAGTCTTGATAACTTTGGTCAAGTATTAGTTGCAACTATTTTTGATGGAGAAACTTTCACGTGGGATGCCAGCGCGTCTAATCCTAGAGCTCAAAGAGCATCTAAGACGACAAACAATTTTTCAACTACAAACAACCCTGGAGCAACAAGAATGACTCTTGTATCTGATAGAGATAGACACTTATTTCATTTTGGAACTGAAACAACTATTGGTAATACCGGCACACAAGATCCAATGTTTGTAAGATTCTCTGATCAAGAAGATTTAAATACTTATGCACCAACGGCTACTAATACAGCAGGAACATTTAGATTAGATACAGGTAATGAAATTAGAGCAGCACTTCAAGGTAAAGATTATGTGTTTGTCTTAACAGATCTTGCTGCATATGTAATTCAGTTTGTTGGTCCACCATTTACATTTAGTGTTAGACAGGTAGGTACAAATTGTGGATGCATTGGTCAACACGCAGCGGTTTTTATTAATGGTGCTGTATATTGGATGGGATCTGAAGGCGGATTTTTTGTTTTTGACGGAACTGTAAAATCTTTACCATCACTTGTAGAAGATTTTGTATTTACCACAGATGGAGATAATTTAGGATTAAACTTTAATTCTAGAGATATTGTATATGCAGGTGCAAATAATTTATACACAGAAGTAAATTGGTTTTATCCAAAGTCAGGGTCAGAACAGATTGATAGATGTGTGACGTATAATTATCAAGAAAACATATGGACTACATCGTCTTTAGATAGAACTACATATTCAGATCAAGGAGTATTTGATGCACCTTACGCAACTGATTATGAAGACACAGCTACACCTGTATTTCCTGCCATATTAGGAATAACCAATGAAGCAGGTGCAAGTATTTATTACGAACATGAAGAAGGAGTTGATCAAGTCAATAGCTCAGGTACGACAGCTATACCAGCATTTATAAGATCAGGGGATTGGGACATTACATCTAGACGAAGCGCCTTGGGTCAAGCAACAGGAGTTGTAGATTATAGAGGTGATGGTGAATTTTTTATGGCTGTAAGAAGATTCATTCCTGATTTCAAATATCAAACAGGTAATGCTAAAGTAACTTTATTTGTTAGTGCTTATCCTGATGATGTGGCCGTAAGCTCACCACTAGGTCCCTTTACAATAACGTCGACCACTGATAAGGTTGATACTAGAGCTCGAGGAAGATTAGTGTCAATTAAAATAGAAAACGACTCTACAGGTGAGTCATGGAGATACGGAACTTTTAGACTCGATGCACAACCGGACGGAAGAAGATAATGATAGATATAGGAGACATACGTAGATTTGAACAAGTTTTAAGAGATAGACAGTTTGCTCCTCAAAATCTTGGTATCATGAATACCAATCAAGCTTCTATTTTTTCAGATGATGCGGGTCTTGATGAAGAATATTATGAAAATTTTGCAGAGGTGGCTCAACCAGGTTTTAATTTAGGTTTTGCAAAACAAATAGGTTCAGGTCTTTTAGGTTTAGTTACCGGAAATCCTTTTGCTAGTTTGATAGGTAAAGGCATAACCGCTTTAGGAGATAGATTTGGTCGTCCAGGAATACGAGGAGGTATTGGTTTGAGAGGTGATTCAACATTTGATACTTTTGGAAGATCAACAAGTTTTGCAGACTTTGCACAAAGGATGAGAGACAAAAGAGCTAGAGAAGCAGCTGCAACAAGAGGATCTGTTAAGGACCTTCAGGGTAGAATTGATAGAGGAGATTTTGATGGACCAGGTGGTCCAGGTGCATCAGCAGCAGCAAATCAAGATGCAGCCAGAGGGGGACAGTACGAAAGATAATGGCTAAGATAACTAATTATATACCGGAACCAAAACCAGAATACGATGTAGAAAATCAAAGACAGATATTAGAGTCCTTGACTACTTTACAAAATCAATTAAATTTTTCTTTTCAACAAGATTTAAAAAATGAACAGGACGCATTTAATTATTTTTTAGCATGACAATACAATATAAAAATCAAGGTTTTAAACAATCTGGTACAAGCAAAGATACAGTATTAACTTGCCCTACTGATGGAACAATTATAGTTAAAAGTGTATATTGTGCAAATAACGATGGGTCGTCAGCTATTTTGGTGCAGATGAATTTTGTTGACTCTTCTGATTCAAACACTGAATACGAATTTTTTAGAGGTGATGTGGCAGCTAAATCACAAATAAATGCTACACCTCAAGGCTTGAATTTAGAGGCAGGAGATGCTATAACTGTGCAAGCAGCTACAGGCAGTAATAAAATACAAGGCCTGATAAGTTATGCTTTAATAAATAGAGAGAATGAAAACGGATAATTTACCAAAGATCGATTGTACAACTATAGTAACATATAGAAATACAAAGACTGGAGAAACATATAAAGAAAAGAAAGAAGGACCTGATATTGTCCAAGATGTTACAGTGCAGGTTACTAATAAAGGTCTAGAAGTATTTCAGAAAGTAATGAATGACACAAAAAAACCAAAACCCTAAGGGCGGAACAGAATTACAATTCGACTATTTAAGAAACCATGTCGATAAAAATTTATTAGATCAAGTACAAATTTGTACTTCGGTCCCAGAAAAAATACCATTGCATCCAACAAAACCAAATATACTTTGGCAAAAAAATTCTTATGATCAGCCTAACTTAGCTCCCTGGTTTAGTAATCCGGCTAATCATAATAAATACGACTGGTATGTTTTTAATTCACATTGGTGTTATGAAAAATATAGATATCATTTTAATATACCAACTAATAGATGTGTAGTTATTAAAAATGGTATTGATAAAATAGAACAGTCTAGACCTTATCAAGAAGGTCAACCTATAAAAATAATACATCAAAATACACCTTGGCGTGGTTTATCTATATTGTTAGGTGCAATGCAATTAGTAAAAAATCCTTTAGTTACTTTAGACGTGTATTCATCTACAGAAGTTTATGGTAAAGAATTTTACGATCGAAATGATCATGAGTACAAAGAGCTTTACGAACAAGCTAAAGCATTACCAAACGTAAATTATATCGGATACAAGTCTAATCAATACATAAAAGATAATTTAAAAAATTATCATATGTATGTTTATCCTAGTATTTTTGAAGAAACGTTTTGCATATCTTTACTTGAGTGTATGGCTGCAGGTTTATATTGTATTGTAAATGATTTTGGTGCTTTATATGAAACAGGTGCTGAGTTTCCTATGTATATTCCTTATGATTCTAATCACAGAGCTATGGCACAAAAGTTTGGTTTTGGTATAGAACAAGCATCACACACATTACATCAAAAACAAATACATGATCATTTAGGTTCTCAATCTAGATATGCGCATATTTATTACAATTGGAATAAGATTGCTATGCAATGGACAACATTTTTGAAAGGAGTTATTAGTGCAAGACAATCCAAATAAACCTATCTGGTTTAACAAAGACACCTATCAAACTATTCAACAATCTAATACACGCACGGAGGTAATAGATTTATCAGATCCACCTGATAGATCTCCACATAAAATTATGGTGTGCACTCCTTGTCATAGTGATACTTCAATGCACTACACTCAAGCCGTTCTAAAGTTTCAACAAGAATGTTTTTTAAGAAAAATATTAGTTAGTTTTACTTTATTAAAATCTTCTTTAGTTACACAAGGTAGAAACTTATGTGTAGCTGAAATGTTAAATCATGAAGACGGTTATACACATTTGTTATTTATAGACTCTGATATTGATTTTAATTTTACTACAATTGAAACTATGTTAGCCGCTGATAAAGATGTTATTGCATGTCCTTATCCAATGAAGTCAATAGACTGGGATAAGATATTTGCGGAAAAAGATAAAGCTGAAAACAAAGATAAACTAAAAAGACCTGGATATACTTTTCCTATTAAACTAGAAAATCAAAACGAAATACATTCTAACAAAGGTATTGTAGAAGCAACTCACGCTCCTACTGGTTGTATGTTAATTAAGAGAACTGTATTAGAAAAAATGATAAAACATTATCCTGAGTTACAGATATATCAGCCTACCAATATTAATGGTAAAGAGGTTAAAAAACCAAACTTTTACAACTTTTTTGATACTATTCACGACCCTGAAACTAAACGTTATTTTGGTGAAGACTTTGGTTTTTGTCAAAGATGGACAGATATGGGTGGTAAAGTATATCTATATATTATGGATTATATAACCCATGTAGGTGAACATCAGTTCTGTGGTAGGTTCTTCGACAACCTAAAACCAGCTATTGACGATAAGAAAAAAATCAAATAAAGTGTGATATTTCAGGATTAGTACGCCTGCCCTATAAACTAAATTTAGACAAAATTATGGCAATAACAAACACTAGACAAGCAAAAAGATTCACAGCCGGCGCACCAAACATAATGTTAATGGGTGATTTAAGACCCCTTAATACTATGGCTTATGGTGGTAGAGCACAATATGGTCTAGGTAGTTTTGTTAAATCTATTGGTAGAGGTGTTAAGAAAGCTGTCAAAGGTGTAACTAAAAGTGTTAAAAAATTCGCTAAATCAGATTTAGGTAAAGCCGCTATGATGGCAGCCGCTGCATATTA